TAAATACAGGGGGAGTATTCCAGTTATATCGAGGCACATCGACCATTTCGGGATATTACAGGATTGCAACAATTAAATATGTTTCCGACAAAGAGACGGCGCTCCATTGGGAATGCGAAAACCTGATAGTTGAAGGTGTAAGCGGGTTTACGGTCAGCGTAAAAGCGGATATTAATTTATTCGGAGCGCCAGAAACATACAGCCTTGTAGTGGCTTCGGGTAGCATTACTTATCTTGATGACCCCTTCAACGTAACTGATAATTCAACGACTACAGTAAGGCGCGGCCACAGGTGGAAAGTTGACAGCGCAAAAAACTACGAAGTGCGAATGACACGAATCACAAACGATTATGATGATAGGAGAATTGTCACAAATTCTTATTGGTATGTTTTAAGGGGTATGGTGAAGGGAGACCCTATTACGTTTCCTCAGCCATTAGCGATGACCTGCTTGCGGATACGAGCGACTAATCAATTAAATGGGGTGATAGACGAGCTCAATGGAGAAATTTCTTCTTACGCGCAAACATGGGACGGTGAGGCGTGGGACACAACGGCAATAGATAAAGTGAAAACGACCTCAAATAATCCGGCGGCGTTAATGCGTCTGGTTTTACAACATCCAGCGAATGTTAAAAAAGTAACATCAGAAAAAATTGACGAGGATAGGTACGGCGAGTTTTACGATTTTTGTGCAAGCGAAGGATTTGAATTTAATATGATCCGCGACTTCACGGCTTCCGTTACCGATACATTGATTGATATTGCGGCAAGCGCCTGTGCTTCCCCGTCTTTTGATGGGGCGCATAGTGTGATTTGGGATGCTGAAGATTCAACTGTGGTTCAGCATATCACGCCTCGAAACTCGTGGGGGTTTTCGTCTTCAAAAATTTTCTACAATAAGCCTCACGCTTTCAGGATTCAATTTGTTAATGAAGAAAACAATTACCTAACCGATGAACGCTTTGTGTATGATGATGGCTACAATGCAAGCAACGCTACTTTGTTTGAATCTCTGAAATTCAATGGAATCACAAAGCCTAGTTTGGTTTGGAAATTGGGAAGGTATCATATCGGTCAAGCGAAGTTAAGGCCGGAAACGTTTACCCTGTTTATGGATTTTGAACACCTAGTGGCGCGGCGCGGCTCCCACGTTTTTGTTACGCATGATGTTCCGTTGTGGGGTAGTGGCTCCGCAAGGGTAAAAGAGATAACTCTCAACGCAGAAGAAACTCATGTAACAAGCGTTACACTCGATGAAAACGTAACCTTTGAATCGGGCAAAGATTATTCCTGCCGTTTCAGATTGGCCGACGAGGACAACACTTCTGTATGCTACGCAGTAGATAACAGCGGTGGCATTACTAATACTCTTACTTTTACATTGGAAACCGGCATACCCATTGCCGTTGCGCCATCAATTGGCGACCTCGCGATGTTCGGCGAAACCGGTAAGGAAACAACAGAATGTATCGTTAAGGGAATTGAAAGAAGCGAAGATTTTACGGCGAAACTGACGCTTGTTGATGTTGCGCCTGAAATTTATCAACTACGCGATGGCGGTATTCCTGAGTATGATCCAAACATCACGCGCCCCGTGGACATAACAAAAATCAAACCTTCCGTGCCAACAATTGTTAGCGTGGAGTCAGGAACAAACGCGCTGGAAATTGTGAATGGTGTAATTAAAACAAGAATCCTTGTTAATTTTTCCGTTTCCGAAACATCAATCCCGATTGACCATTACCAGCTGATTTATAAACTGGAAACACTGGAGACAAAATGGAGATGGCTGACGATTGAGGGCGGGAATAGATTTGCTTATATTTCTGGTATTCAAGATGGCGAAACTTACAGAATTAAAATCCGCGCGGTGTCTGTTTATGGCGCGTTCTCTGATTGGTCAGAGCCCCACATTGAGGTCGTAACGGGTCAGGCGGAAGAACCGCCGGACGTGGAAAACTTTACCTGTAATATAATTGGCAGTAACGCTTTTCTGGCGTGGGATGCAGTGCCGGATATAGATTACTCTCATTGCGAAATCAGATATTCCAGCCTTACTGTGGGTGCGACGTGGGGAAGCGCGACACCCTTAATTAATAAAGTGGGAAAACCGGCAACGTCTATTACAGTCCCCGCGATGGTGGGATCGTATCTGATCAAGGCTGTGGATTACAAGGGCAACAAAAGCCGTAACGCTTCCGTAGTTATTAGCGACATCGCGGCGCTGGAAGGATTGAATGTCGTGGAAACGCTTAGCCTGCCTGATGTTTCGTGGGATGGAATTTCCGGCGGCTTACGTTATGATGAAGGTTATGGCGGTTTAAGATTAAGATATGATTACGGCCTCTCAGGCAACGGAGATTATTTCGATGTTAAAAACTTCATTGAAGGAGAAATATCAAATATTAAAATTTCGGCGGTGGATGGAAACGCTTTTCTGGATTTCGGCGATATACTGGCAGGATATATTAATTACAGAATTATTTTAATTGATTCCACTGGAAAAAAACTTATCGGCTACACAAAAGAGGCGGGAACAGAGGAAACTTACAGCGCGGAAATTAATAGCGGAACGCTCACGCAATATAAACTGTACATAATCACGGCGACAGAGGAAGACCACTATGGCACGGGTTTGGGGGTGGATGATTACTTTACTTCAGCCGGGACAGAAGTTTGTGATGCAAATAATAAAGTAAAAGAAGTTTTAACGCCAGCGGATACCGGCGTTACCATTGTATCCGCAGCCTTTGGTGAAACATATAACTTTAAAACCGTAGAGACGGGCTTTGATTTCGCTGATACTTACACCTTCTATCTGATAGAGAGCGCAAGCGGATTTATTAATTATAATTCTATGGCTTGGATGGAAGCGCACGGCGTTTCAAAAACCATTGTGGAAAGCGGATATTTTCAGCCATCAAACATTATAGACCTCACGGAAGTTTATACTTCAAGAATTTCCGCGAGCATTACATCTCAAACAATTGACCTTGTATCTTCCGACCTTTGGGAGATTGATGATTTATACGCTGTTCCTGATTTATATTTTGATGTTCAGTCGGGCGCGGAAGTGTGGCTTGCCGTATCTATCACCAACGACGACCCATCGGGAACTCCATCGTGGAGCGATTGGAAAAGGTTTGTTATTGGCGATTACACAGCCAGAGCTTTTAGATTTAGAATTTATGGCTCAGGAACTTTACCGTTTACAACTCCGGTTGTATCAGAAGTAACAATTACGATTGATATGCCGGATAGGATTGTTTCTTTTTCGGGCAACGTGGAAATCGGGGGCTCAAACATCACGTTTGACGCGCCATTTGCTACCGTTCCCAAAATCGGAATTGCTATACAAGATGGAAGCGAAGGAGATACTTATACAATAGAAAATCTTGACGAAAGCGGCTTTGATATTAATATTTATAATGGCGGAAGCGGAGTTGCCCGAAGCATTACGGGCGTTGCACAAGGCTACGGCAAAAAGGCTACGGCAAATTAGAATCATAGGAGGAATTAAATGGCTAAGACATATAATTACACTAAACTAACGGGCGGCACGGACGGATGCCTCGACGCTCTAACCGATACAATAGTGGAAGATGGTGATTTTGCGCTGGGCGTTGTTTCCGGCGTTCAGTATTCGCATTACTTTGATGCGGATTCCACTACAGCCGCTTCTTCGCCGGATGTAATCGAGCCAATTGCGGGAAGCGGGCGTTGGCTTATTGCACCGTCTCATCAGACTCATCAGATCACGCCATACTATGGCGTATCTTGGGATGAATCAGCAGACACTTATGTTCGGACAGGCTCAACCGCTGGTCAGACTTGCGGGGTGACTTTAGCGGATGCTTTCCTTCCTGTTCACCGAAGATTAAGACGATGCGTTGTGACCGATGCTGGTGAGGTCGCTTATTACCTTTCTGCAACGGATTCAACCAAAAAAGAAGGCCCCGCTTACGCTGTCGGGACAATCACCTCTGATGGTACAATTCCTTCCGACGGGGACACTGTTACTATCGGGAATAAAACCTATACCTTTAAAACAGCTTTAACGCCTACTGAAGGGCAAGTTTTAATTGCTGGTAGTGCTGCGGCGGCAATGCAGAATTTGCAGCGAGCGATTGAACATACCGGAACACCAGATACTGATTATAAATGTGCTGCTCATCATACGCAAGTTGATGCTGCGTTTGATACGTTGACTGTTACAGTTACTTCTCAAGTTGGAGGAACCACAGGCAATAGTTATGCTCTTTCTACGACCGACGCTAATATCTCTGTCAGTGGTGCGTTCATGACAGGTGGTGCAGCTAATGCACCATCTGATTTAACCGGCACAGATGGTCAGGTGATGGTTGAGATTCCTAAATTCTGGTATCGGTATGGATACAGTGGAACCACTCATACTTGGGAAGTTTCCCCAGTTCCTTTAACTGGGTTTAAAGTCCACGAAGCGTTTTTAAGTGATACTACAGAGAAAGACTATCTCTATGTCGGAGCTTATGAAGCAAGTCTTTATGACGTTTCAGCGCAAAAATATGTCGGTCAGTGCTATCAGACTTCCGTGAGTGCGGTGTTTGCCGCTTCTGATGATTCAATTACGATTGCTACAAGAACAGGTTGGGCTACGGCTCTTGCAGTCGGGCAGAAACTTGTTATTACTGGAACTTCAAAAAACAACGCTACCGTGACAGTCAAGACGATTGAATCGGCTACTAAAATCACAGTGGATGAAAATCTGACCGATGAAACCGCAGCTACTACGGTTATTGAGACTCAAACAAATGTAACGGATATCACAGGGGACAAACTCTGTTCCGTGTCCGGTGTCTGTCCGATTACGGGAGGAAGTGCAAACGGAACCAGAGCGCATTTTAGGACTTGGGCTGAAAACAGAGGAGGCGGTAAAGAAGCCAACGATGCGGCTGCTGCACAATGGAGTCAGATGTATGCTGATGCGTTATCTGCACTCCAGATACTCTACCTGACTGAATACGCCTCCTTCTATTCCCAATCTGTTTTGGGTTATGGAATTGCAGCAGTTGGAGATTGGGCAGCGTATAACAATTATAACCCTATTGCCAAAACCGGAAACAGCAACGGAATCGGAAACGCTACGGGGAATACAGCCACATCTTCTATCACAACAGGAGCAGCAGCAAAGGATGTGTATTTGAGTTATCGTGGAATTGAAAACTTCTACGGTCATATCTGGAAATTCGTTGATGGATATAAAGTCAACAACAACATCCCTTATCTCTGCAACAACTTTGCCAATTTCTCTGATGCTGCAAGCACAGATAATTACACTAACCCGACTGATGTAAACGGTGTGGCTATTACTATGCACAATGCTGATGGTTATCAGGGAACGCTTGAACTTACTGGTAGGGCGTTTATGCCTGCATCATTAACAGGAGGTTCCGCGTCTGCTAAAATTACCGATTATTATGCTCAGGCTGCCGGTT